TTGTATTGTACGTCACCCCTCAGCTGGGCAAGTGTGCGCGTCCGAGCGGCCACTCAGCGCTTGCCCTTTCCGCCAATCATGATGGCGAGCCCCGGACCCCCATGGTGCTCTGCGCAAGCCTCTACGGCTCGCCAGAACGTCATGGCGGTGGGGTTCTGTTCGTATTCGTCGTACGCGGCTTCGAAGTCAGGCGGGAGCTTCTCGTCTCCCGGCTGGTCCTCGTCCTCGTAGCTGTCCTCTTTGGGAGGGGGCCCGTCGCCGGACCCCTTGCCAAAGATGCTTGCCAACGAGCCGGCCATTAGGGCACCGGCCTGTATTGCAGGATGAGCTTCACCCCGATGATGTCCGCAGCGGCGCCGTCTGTTGCGGCCCCTGCTGCGTTCAGCGTCTTTACGGTGAAGGTTCCTGCCGTGACCGAGCGCGCCGTAATCACCGCATCCACCACCGTGAGGGCTGGCGAGAATGCGACGTACGGGATGATGCGAGCTCGGCCTTGAATGCCGGCGGTGCTCCCCGCCGGACAGGCGGGGAACGTGCCGTTGTAGGTGCCCGCGCCCGTTCGGGCGAGGGTGATGCCAACGTCGTCAGCATCGGTGGTACCGATTGCTCCCGCGCCGCCTGTGATGACGAACTCCGCCGATGCTTCGACGCAGTCCCTCATCGCGTTGGCGTCCGGAAACTTGTAGATGTCTTCAGCTACTGTAGCCATTCAATCCTCCTCATCAGCTCGGGATGAGCAGCGGACAGCGACCAGTCGCCGGGGGCAGTCTGTGGACATACGCCGGGTACGTCGCGAGTCGGTACTCGTAAACGTTCGCGTTGCTCTTGCGGAGCATCGTGAGCCCGTCGCCGTTCACGATCTTCGGGAACCCGTCGAGCGTGGCGAACCGGATCGCGTCGGGGTCGAGCGCGTAGCACGCGTCGATCGGCATGAAGCGGTCGGACTTGATGCTCACCATTCCCGCCGGGGTGGCGAGCTGGATGGACATGAAGTTGAACTTCCCGCCGTCGCCGATTGGCCTGTTGCCGCGCCCCTCGAGGGAGTCGGCCAGTGCCTGCCACTGCTCGGGGTGCAGGTAGAGGTTCTTCGGTCGCTTGCCTCGTGAGGCCATGCGCACGACCAGCTTCTTCGCGCGCTGCTCGATGCCGAGCCCAGCAACATCGGCTGCGACCAGGCGAATGCCCGAGCGCCGTACGATGTCGAGCGTCCTGTCAACGCCTTCGAAGGCTGTGGACGTCGGGTCAGCCGCAGGGTTCCAGGCCCCGAAGCCGAGGATGATTCGGTTCGGTGATGCCGAGCCGCCGAAGTCGCCAGTAGCCGAGCCCGTGCCGCCTTGCGAGCCGCGGAAGTAGAACATCGTGCCGGCCCAGTTGGTGGGCGTTCCCGCCGCACCACCTGAAGTTGCCGATACGGTGAACGTGCCAGCCGCGTAGTTGGTATTAACCACGTAGCCTGTCAGCGCGCCTGCAAGGATGACGTGTGCCGTCGAGGTGCCGTCGTTCGCCGAGACGATGACCGTCATGCCTCTCTCGAAGTTGACGACATCCGCCTTGTTGACGAGCGTCTGCACGCCACCGGCGTTGGTCCCCGACCCGAGCGAGTGACCCGCGTCTCGGAGCATGTAGCTCGAGAAGGTGTCGCCCCAGGCGCGGTAGAGAGAGTCAATCTCCGCTTTCTTGTCCTCGAAGAAGGCGCCCATGTCGCTGGCGCTTGCGGCCATGACCTTGTCGCCAATGTCGACGTGGGCAGAGTAGTCGCCCCAGTTGACGGTCCATGCCGCGCCCTGGATGTTGCCGCCCTGGGTTTGCTCGGCGCCAAACTGCGCGTCGGGAACCGTGGCGCCCAACCCCTGCGCGTTGGCGTCGATGATCGGCACGATCCAGCGTCGGCCCGTGCCGCGCCGCGCCGTGTCGAGGTCGTCGAGGAAGTTGTGGTCCTCGTTGACGAGAAGTCCTACTTCATCCTTCGTGTAATTGTCTTTGAGATATGCGTCGAAACCAGTGAGAGTTGAGCCGACCATGGGAATACTCCACGGCCGCTGAGAAGCTTATCCAGATGACCCGTTCCTCATAGCTTCTTGCGTTTTACGGACGTAGAAGTCCATAAGCGCTTTGCCCTTGAGCTTGACGGCTGGCGATGCCTCCGCGGCTTGCGATGGATTGAGTGACGTGGGCTTTTGGGCCCGCCTCACCTGGATTCCGCCAGGGCCGGTAGCCGCGGGGGTTTTCGCGCCCCGGTCGCGTTTTGCATCGGTGGAGCTGCCCCCGCCGAAGACATCTTCCCACTCCGCGAACTCACCGTGCATCCGTTCGTAGGCGAGCTCTGCCGCCTCGAGTGCCGGGAGTGTCGAATCGGATTGTGGATCGTAATGCTGCTTCTGAATCGCAAAGACTTCGCGCACGAACAGCTCGCGCTCCGCCGCTTTCGAGATGCGCACGTCGTCGGCGCCCTTCAGCTCGGAGGTGAGATTGTTCCAGTACTCTTGCCGCGTGCCGTCCACGGTCGCCTGCTGGTACTGCGCCGCCGCCGCCTGGTCGCGCCGGGCGAGCTCCTGCTTGAGCGCGTAGAGCTCTTGCCGCGTGGCAACGACCGCCGGGTCCTTCCCCGCGCCAGGGTTCGCCATCGAGGCGAGCGCCCTACGCTGGAAGGTGTTGAGGTCGACCCCAAAGGCCAGCTGCATCGCCGCGTCGTAGTCCTCGTTAGCCCATGCCTGCTTGGCATGGATCATCGGCTGGAAGTCGCGAACGAGCTGCTGGGCGAACTGCTGGACTTGGCCCGCCTGCTGCTCGACCTGCTGGCGAGACTCGCCGATGCTGGCCGATGCCTTCTTGTTTTCGTGGCGCCATGCTGCCCACTTGGGTCCGTCGAGCTTCTCCGGGTCGAGCCCGATTAGGTTGAGCGCATCGGCGATCTTCCCCTCCCGCACGAGACGCTGGGCCTTGCCGATGCCGCCTACCACTTCGGGAGCCTTCTCGACAGGCTTCTCGCCCGGCTTGACTGGCTCTGCTGGCGCTGGCTTCTCGCCGGCCTTCAGGAACTTGCCGTCTGCTCCGCGCTGCTTGCCCTTGGGAGCCTCTTCAGGCTTCTCCTCGGCCTCTGCCTGCTCCGCGTCCTTCTCGTCGAGCAGCGCGGCTTCAGTGCTGGCCACGTGCTTGGCGATGAGCTCGAGCCCACGCTCCTCGGCTGAGGGCGCGGCCGGTTCTGCGGCCGGAGCGGCGGCGGCGCCTGCTTCGGTACTCATTTGCCCTTCTTCGTCGCCGGAACCGGTTCCTCGACGGGAACGAGCAGCGGACGAAGGAAGTCGTTGATGGTGTCGTATTCGCGCTTGACGGCGGTCGCCACATCCGGGGTGCACCAGCCGTTGGCGAGGTGTACGCAGGAGTCTCGGAGCGCATCGAGCGCTACCAGCACGTCTTTCGGGTCGGTCATGATATCTCCACTTGCTTGGCGTTCTTGGTGAAGTCCGTTACGAGCTCGTCCACCTTCGTGAGAAACGCCCAGCGGGTTCGCATCTTGTTGATAGAGTTGTTGAACTTGGCCTTGGATCTCAAGTCGCGCAGGCCTTCGTACTTCTTGCTCTCGAGGAACCACTTGTAGAACTCCAAGTCCTCTTGGATGACCAGGGGCACGTGGCGAATGTTCATCGTGGGCGTCATTGCCCGAGCCTTATCGGCAGAGACTTTGCGCCCGGGCGACTTGTAGCCAATGAGCTTGGGCATCAGTGGACCCCTGGCGGTGGCGAGCCGTTCATCGGAGGCATAGGTGCCCCAGGACCAGGCGGAGGGGAGGGCCGTCCTGGCGGTCCGCCTGGCCCTGGAGGAAGCTGCTGCTGCAGCGCCTGCGCCTTGCCTTGGGCTTCAGCCTGAAGGTCCGCCTGCTGCTTGGCGATGGCTTGGATCTGCGCGTCGCATTGGCCCATAAAGCGAATGAAGAAGCCCAGGTTGTAGTCGGGCGCGCCGTGGAGCTGCGCCTTCGCGTAGGCCTTGCCCACCTGGACTATCTGGTCAGGCAGCGGGCCGAACTTGATCGGCGGGTAGTACAGGAACTTGCCCGACTGCTCGTCCTCCTTCGTCGCGTCCAGCCACTGCTCGATGTACTTCTCGGTGAGCTGAGCCCACTCGTTTGTTTGGTCCAGCTCGGAGTCGATATCCTTCGCTTGGATGATGCGCAGATAGCTCTCTTTCGAGATGACCTTCTGATTGAAGAGGTCCGCCCCTAGCTGGAGTCTGTCGGCCGGCGTGTTGACCAGGCCAGATACCGAGTAGATCTGAATCTGATACATCTCATCGTCGATGAGAACGTCGCTCGCCTTCAGCTCCTGAAGAAAGCCCTGCCCCGGCCACTTGGCGATGTATTCCGGGTCGTCGTCCATCATCTCCCGGACGCAGGCGAGAATCTGCCGGGCCGAGCCGATGGCCATCACCCGCTCGTAGTGCTCCCACTGCGGGGCGAAGCGCTCGGTCGCGATATTCTCGATCGTCCGCATGGCCACGGCTGCGTCCACGCCCGGGTCCTTCTGTCCGGTGGCGCCCATCTGCGAGATGCCCGGAACCTTGTAGGTCTGCTCCTCGAGCAGCTGCCACCACTGGATACTCGACTGCCCGATGGGGTTCGCCGGCACAACCTGCGGCGGCGCTGGGCTGCCCTTCTCGTAGTAAACGACGACGCCAATCTTGTTTGACTCGAGGTCCTCTTGCTTGACGCTCCCGCGCTCGGCCACGATCATCGCATTCGAGCAAAGCCGGTCGGCATCGCTCATCCGCTGGGCAGCCGCGTTCAGCTCGTCGACGAGGTGAAACACGTTGTCGACGACCGACGTGCCATACATCCCCATCATCCAGGGCTCCCAAACGAAGAACTCGAACGGGTAGAATCGCCGCGTCCACTCCTCGCCATCGGTCAGGTCCGTCTTGCCGACCACGATGGCGTGGCGGCCTGGCTTCTCGTCGGAGAGTGGCAAGCGCCAGGCCTCGCGCACACGAACCATGCGTTCGGCGTCGTGTCCGATGCCCTGCCAGTCGGTAGCGTCCGCCTCGATCGTCACAGACGGGGCCGACATGATGGCCTCCTCGTGCTCGGGGAAGCGTTCGCAAAGCTGGAACCTGTCGTAACTGTAGGCGTGAAAGAGATTCTGCGGCTGGCCCAGGCGAGCTTCGTTCGGGTGCACCATCAGCTCCCAACCGAAACACCGGCGGATGTCCACACGCTTTTCGGTCAGGTTGGCCTCGTACTTCATGACCCCAAGGTCACCGACGCAGCCATCGCGCATAGCTTGCACGCCGACCGACCACGCGTCGTGGTGCTGGCCCTGCCGGGCGAGCATGTGCGCCTCGACGAAGCGCTCCATCTTCTTGGCCTTGCGCTTCGTCGACCAATCGCCATCCGAGACGACGAACTGAGCCTTTGGCTTCTGCTTGCCTGCGATCTTCGCTACGACGGTATGGACCAGGCTCCGCGCAAGGTTGATGCGGAGCTTGTCGTAATCGTCGGTCGAGATGTCCGTCTCGGTGAAGTACGCAGCCGGGTTCAGGCCAGCGAGACGACGGCCCTCGTAGAGCTCCACGTTGCGCCGCCATCGGATGCGCCGTGGCCCCTGAGTCCGCTCAAGTGACTCGCAGGTCCGATTGACGGCATCTGCGCACTCCTCGCCCTCGAGCTTCCACCAGAGCCGCGTGGCGTTGTCGGGCACATGGAGCTTGTGACACTACCTGCAAGGCCACCGCAAAGCCCAGTATCGCCCAGTATGCGCCTTTAGTCTCTCGGACCAATGTAGGTCGCGGGGCGACTAGGCAGTCGATATGGTGCTTTTGTTGGCCCGAACAAAAGGTTCAGCTCCGGTCATCGGTACCCTTTCGCCCTGAAGTCCCGTCGCGCCCTGCGCATCGATTCGGAAATCGCGCGCTCCTTATCCGCCGCAGCCTTTGCCTGCCACCACTCAGCCGAGCCTGGCGCTGGGCCTTCTGGCCTTGGGTCGTCCTCCGCCCATGCCACGGCCGCACGCCATCCATACAGCAAACTGTCCGCCAAATGGTCTTCGAACCCCTCCGCCGGAGCCGTGCGGCCCTCGTTCCACGGCAACTCCTCGAGCTCGCGAATCAGGTCGAGGTTACGAGCCCTGACTATCATCAGCTCCGCCCGAGCGAGCGCGCCGTTCAGGAGCGAGATGTAGCCCAGCTTGTTTCGCTTCTCTGCTGGCTGAATCGGCAAGCCGTAGCGCTGGCGCATCTCCTCGGCATAGCCCTTCCCGAGCCCACCGACGTCGCCGACCATCCGGTCGAAGTGGTAGATGGCATCGAGTCTCTTCACTTCTTCCGCGCACGCCGAGGGGATGAGCCCGGGCGACTTGAAGCTTTCGATGACGGTGACCGTGCGCGAGTGCTTCGCCCAGCCGATGACGCAGAACGCCGTCGAGTCGGTGAATCCAAAGTCGAGCCCAAGCACGTGCCGCCAGCCAGCGGCATCAGTTGGGGGCGCTCCACATGCGTTCCGTTCTGCTTCCCACATGTACACAAGCCCCGACGAGTCCCGGAGCCACTTGCCTTCGAGAAGCTGGGCGCGCGTAACCGGGTCAAGCTGCTGGAGCGCCCGCAAGTACGACGGCTGGTCGAGGTGCGCGTTATCCGTCATGCGGGCAGGGATGAATGGCCTGTCCTCTGGCTCGTCGATGAACCGAGCTTTGACCCACTCATGGCCGATGCCTCCCGGGTTGCTCGCGCCCCTCATGCGGAGCGGGATGCTGTGCTTCTCGAGCCGACGCAAGCGGCTGAAGAGGTAGAGGTACCAGCCCTTCGGGAACTGGGTCAGTTCATCCCAGCCGATGAACTGAAACGCCGCACTCTGATAGCGGTAGCGATCTCGATCGTTGTCCAGGTACCCGAAGGTGAGGGTTGCCCCGCTCGGGAAGGTCCAGCGCTTATCGCGATCGTTCCATTCAGCACCCGAGCCCATAAGCCAGGTTTTACTGCGATCCATGATGGCCTCGGGCAGAGCGAGGTCGGCATATGTGCGGCGTAAGAGCAGAGCTGAGTAACCTGGGATGTGAACATGTTGTAAAGCCGCCATGAGAAGAGCGTCGGACTTTCCGCCGCCAGCGGCCCCTCCGTAGAGTGCCTCCAGGCATTGTAGCTCAAGAAAGGCCTTCTGTTGCACGAATGGCTCATGCGGACAGAATCTACGACCTTGTGCCGAGAGCCGCGCACGGTCAGCTAAGAGCTGGTCACCGCGGTTCAGCGCTTGCTCAACTTGCGCCACTTCCCAACTACCACCGGTGGTGGTGGTGTGGGGCTGGCTGGCAAAGGGAACCATGCGTCCAGAACGCGCCCAATGTCTCGGGCCATCAGGTCAAGCGCGGCCCCGAATGGCAAGTCTTCGACGAGCGTAAGACGCTCATGCTTGGCCCCATCCATCGTCCACAAGCGGAGTTGCTCGCCGTGGCCATCGTCTTTCCCGTAAGCAATTTGGATTCTCGGCCATCGCGGGTCGTCATCCAAATAGCCCCGAATGGCGCGAAACCAGGCTGGCCGTATCTCCGTCACGCTGCCCCCTGATGCTTGTGCTTGCGGTGGCCGCCGAGCGCCTGGGCGTTAGCGAAGCTCTTCTCGCAGTCGGGGCAGACCAGCTCTTCGTTCAACCGCTCCATCTCGACGACTTCCTCGCGCGGCACGTGCACATCGCCGAGCACGACCGTGTTCGTCTTCTCGTCGAAGCTGAGATTCTCGATGTTGTTTTCTGTCACCTCGCAGCCGGCCAGCTCCATGTTGCCGACCTTGCGTGGCTTGCGAAAGACGACACGGGCTAGTCTCATGGCTTTACCTTCATTGCCCTGCATACGTCGTACTCCCGCCGAAGATCTGCCATCGCAGCGCTCATCCTAGGTTCCGGCGCCCATGGCATCTCGTCCCATTCGCCGATGACTCTACTCGCCGCCTCGAGAAGCCTGGATAGCTGCTTTGGGTGTAGCACTTTATCTTTAACGCTCATAGTCCCTCGATTCTGCATTCACTCGGTAGCGTTCGCAGGCTGCACGGCGCTGCCTGGAGCGTGGCTGCGCATTCGTCCGCCACGCTCGAGCTCGTCGTTGCGCCCAGCAGGATGGCTCCACAGTCGTCCAGCCTGCCGTGGAAGTCCACCTCGCAGCGCTGCTGGTAGGCCGAGATGGCATCCTCGACGCGGTAGCAGGCGTCTCGAGCATCGCCGAGCAGGGCCAGCGTACAGCCCGGCAGGAGAAGGGCGAGAAGCGCCGCTTTCATTTGTGCTCCTGGTAAGCCGGATTGACAATAAAATATGTGCCCTTCGGCGTCAGTCTGTCGAATACAACCCCCGCCTCGGGGAACGCTTCAAGTAGACGCTTGACGTGCTCATCGGCCTTTATCGCGCGGAGATGCGCATTTCTCCGTATCTCTTCATGGTACCAGGCCCGATAAATGTACGCGATTACCAACGCGATCATCGACGTGGCCACGCTTGTGACAAGGAGAACGTTCATCAGCATGGCCGCTCTCACTCTGGCCGCGCCTCCCGTCGCTTGAGCCGATAGGCTTCAACAGCAGCGTCCGCCCTATCGACGGCAGTGCATAGAGAAAACACGCACCCGGTCGGTACCACAGCACCGAGCAGCGCGATGAAGGCTTTCTCCCACACCAGCATCTCGTATTCCGTGTATGTCGGCTTCATCAGTGCATCCCGTCCTTCCCTTGCTCCATCTCTTTCAACCGTCGCTGTGCAGAGCCTAACTGCACCTCGACCCGCTTGAAGGTTCGTGGTTTGGCGCCCAGGTAACACCTAATGTCATAGGCAAGATGCAGTGCCGTCCCAACATCGTGTGGATTGCTCGCCAATGCCCGCTTGAGCCTTCGTTCCATCAGTGCCTCGCCTCAAGCTTCGCCCTCTCGTCTGCAATCGCCGCCTCGTGGGCCGCAATCTTCTCCGCCGCTGTCATCTCTTCGTACCCGCTTGCCGGCACCTCTTGGATCTTCGTCGGCGCATCTAGCCCGAGCAGCTTTGCCCGCCGCTCCATCAGCTTCGACGCAGCGATTATTGCTTTCACCGCCGTCCCGTCGACGTCGATGAACCCTCCCTCCGCGTCGACCACGTTTCCCCGGTCCATGATGCCGAAGAGCCGCTCAAGCATCCGGTCAAGCCGAGCAAGCTCCAGCTTGCGCACCTGCTCGAGCTTCTCAGTCGCCATCGTGTCCAGCTCGGTGAAGTGCCGCCACACGTCCTCATATGCCGTGGCCACGCTCACCCCCGTCTCGTCGGCGATGTCTCGGTAGCTCTTGCCCCTGGCCCGCAGTTCCACGGCCCGTAGCGTCCTGGCGTGGCGTTCGGCCTCTACGTTAGGCTTTTGCGCTGGTCTCATTGCAGGCCCTCGTCAGTCGTCATAGGGGTCACTCGCTATTCCTGGAGAAAGCCAGTTGGCCAGCGTGACGAGCGGTCGCGCCAGTCGGCTCCGAAGTCGCCACACGAACCCGCTCAGTCGCTGACGTATGGTGAGCTTGGGCGGCGGCCCCAACTGCGCCAGATACCCACGTCCAAGCTCGTCGCTAAACCGCGCGTACATTCTGTCAATCTCCTCGCGCTGCTGGTCTAAGAACGCCTTCAGCTCCGGACTTCGGCCGTCCTCGCTCATAGCCGCCCCCTTCGCCACGCGAGCAGCTCAGCAACGCCGGTAAGCGCCCCGTACGCCGCAAAGGCCCAGAGCAGGCCCTGCAACATGATTGCGCCGGTCATCGCTTTCTCACGTGTCTCCGCCTTCTTCAGGAGGTCGAACTGGCTCCTCCTCCTCGAGTCGCGGCGAGGGGCTGACGCGCTCACGGGCGAGTACCAGAGCTTCACGGCTCAACGGCTGCGCGGAGACGGTCGAGGGCAGCGGAGTGGAAAGACTCATCTCCG